AGCCATCATTTTTGTATTATATTTAGCAGTACTTGCATCAAGCACTACAACCGCTTTAGAACCTGCTACCGCCATATATTAAGCCCTTAATCTATTGCTTAAAAAAACTTTATACATTGAGCCAATCTTGCTAATAATATCACTTCTCTCACCTTGACCTAAAAACTCGGAATAATTATCTAAAACCATATCAAGATGTGATAAAGTGGGTATAAATTTTTTGACTTCTCTTTCTTCTTTATTTTTTTTCTTATAAAAAGTGTATTGTTTTCTATCTGATATTGCAATTGTCCTTCTAAATATTTCTGCAACCTTTTTGTTCTTTTTATAAAGTTTAAAAGGTTTTTTCGTATCGGGAAATAACATAGCCATATAAGGGCAAGTACCCTTTATATCGCATTGAGGCTTTTCATTATTCTCTATCATTTGCAACCTACACTTTTTACAGTAACGGTAATTATCTGGGTCAAACTCTTCATTGAGCCTGACCCAATCTATCAGTTTTTTATTTCGTCCCCCTTATCTTCTGGGGTAACCTTATCAATAAAGGTGTCTAATTTTTCAGTTTGAACTAAAAGCCGATAAAGGTTAGTTCCTGTAATCTTACTTTTGGGGATAGGTTCGCCTTCTTCATCAACTACACCTTCCCAACCAACAACACAATAATTTAGCATTTCTTTCATTGCCTTGATATTGCTTTTTACTTTAAAATCAGCAGCTGTACCTTCGCCTTGAACATATTCTCCATGTTCTTCATAAATCTCCATCATTTTATCGGAATGTATTTTACGGAAGGAAAGTTTTGCTGGGTTTTCGTCCTCTACAAGAGGAAACTCATATATCTCCTCTTTGGTCTCTAATACTATCGACATTGGTTCTCCTTTTCATTTTATTATTCCTTATCTAGTATTTCTTTTATCCTCTCCAGGATACTTTCTTTAGATTTCCTTAAATCTATTTCCTCATCTAGTCCGTTTATTTTTACAAACTTTTTTATATAATCAATAGAACTGTCTTTATCGGGAATATCAATAGGTTTATTTATAATATTACCCTTTTCGTCTTTTATAATAGCATTATCAATAGGAATTTCTTTTGCAAGTTTATATGTATGGTCATCTTTTGAATTATACTTATGTTTATAATTAAAAAAATGTAAGTTTTTATAAGAAAAATATCTTTTATCGCATTTTAAATAAGGCATATTATTTACCTTTCATTTTCTAAGTCATTGAATGGGTATCTATTCACCAATGTAACTTTGACTTCGCTTTCTATGTCAGAACCAGCATAACATTCAAAATCAATATTTTTACTAATTATACTTGACCCTCTAACAGAAGCAGAAGGTCTGATAAAATTAGTGTAGGGAAGTTCAATCTTAAAAGATTTATTGTTTGTCCCCATATCAGAACCTGTAATCTCTAGAACTAAATTACTTGTCCCTACTGAATATATATCGTCAAGATAATTGTCATCGGTATATCTAGGAAATGAAACACCACCTGAAACATTTTTGTAATCTGTCCTGACAGGTTCGGGAATGTATTTTCCTGATTGAATTGTTTTAGGCGGTATATTAAGGTTGTGGTCTATATCAACAGATAAATTGTCTATTGTAACAGGCGTTCCATCAATAGAAAAATCCACATTGTCATAAGATTTTATCATTTGGTTTTTATATGTAGGGTGATATTTCCAATTATCGGAACTTGTATTGGTTGTGCTTGACCTTGTTACATCATAACACACCAAATCGGCTGTTAGAGACAATCCACCACTAATTGAATAGTTTACCCTTAACCTTCTTACTAAACACGCTCTAAAGACCCATAAGGACGTTTCTTTATCTATTCCTAATGTAAATCTTCTAATTTCACCGTCAGATTGAGAAATGTTGTCTGCAAGTGTAAAAACATGTTCGTATTCATCGGTTGCTAATTCAGTTTTACTTACTGCACCAAAAGCAGACTCAAGAATTTGATTTAATCCTTCATAGTATCCGTCTATATCTAATGAGCCTTCAACAGCAATACCAATAATATCTTTTTCTGATATACTAGAACCATCTGTAATGTTCTGATAGCCAGAGTTTTGTATATCTTCATTTAAACTTTCACTTAGCATTGGGATTAAATCATATTCCCCCAAAGCCAACTCTTCACTATCTACATCTAGGTCGGGTCTAGGATATTCACCCAATCCTGAACCAATCCTAATTGCTGCTTTTGATTTTACGCCTTTTGACATATTAACCTATTATAAAATTGCTGCTGTTCTATCGTTATTCATTTCTATTCCAACTTCTTTGTCAACATTTACATCTGCTTCATCTAGTCGTTCTGAAAAAGTCATCTCACCATCAGTAAGTAAATCACTATCCCTGCGACCCAATATACAAGAAACAGTTTGAGTTAGTCTGCCTGAACCGTCCATCGGAATATCTACGTCTTCAACAACAATATTAGGCATATAAATATTAAAATTGTTTGTACTATCTGTAAATTTTAAGTCTGCATGATAAGATGTACCTGCATCTTTACCTGTAATAAAGGTTTCTGCTTCATATTTAGGTATCTCAAACTCAAGGGTTACATCTCTTCTTCCGTCAACAATAGGTAATAGTATTTTCTGGGGATCGGTATGACCTGAATTTTCTGGTGTTCCATAAGTATCAGTATCATAATTTTTATCTATGCTTAGGGTTAATGACCTAACAGTAAGTTGGTCGGTTGCTTCTAATGCAGTATCATCATCAGCAATACGGAATGTTGCGTGCTGTCCCATAATATTTGAATGTCCTATATGGGGAATAGCATCTACGCCTGTTCCAGCACCACAGGTATTAGTACTATCAGCAGAATCTCCAAAATCATAAGCAGCAAAATCAAAACTAGCCTGTAACTTTTCGGAAATATCATAAGATAGTTCCATCGAAGTAGGTATTGCACCTGTTAAAACCTTTAGCTGTCCATCTGCAGGCGTCCCATATACATAGGCAAGTGTTAAAGCATAAATAGCAGAATCACTTAATTGGCAAATATTATAATCACCAGTATCACCTAAATTATTATTACCCATGAAAGCAGCAATAAGTGTATCGGTAGAAATAAAATCAGTGCCTGATACATGAGAATAGGGTACCATACATTCTATACTGTCCTCTGAAACTTCAAGACCTCTTTCAGGTGTACCCCTTCCAATTTCTCCCGTTAAAGCCTCTTCCTGTATCATTTCTGCTGTTTTCTTTGGGTTACCTGAACTTAAAAGCAATCTATCAGTAACCTCTACTTCAGTAGTAAAATTACTATATGTGCCTGCTGCGTCCCCTTGGCTTGCAACTGCTACTTGACTTACAGCACCTGATCTATTTTTTGCCATATTTTAACTCCTTTTTATATAATTGCACTTTCAGGGCGGAAATCATAATTAACAGCAAATACTATATTTATCCACCCATAAGTTTCCGAATATCTTTCGTTCTTATCTCTATATGTGGGGAATATATAATCACAATTACCGTCTAAATTATTGTTTTGAGCAATTGAATAAATTATATCCCATTCTAATTCTAAAAGTTCGTCGTTTAAATCTTGTCCCTCTGAATCTCTTTTTAAACCTGCTGAGACTACTATAAACCAACCGTCCCTATCTATGTCCTCTCGTCTCTTGCCTGTGGTTAGGCTACCATCACCAAGTAAAGAATAAAACGCCTCGTTAGAATCTTTAACATAGGCAACAGGAAAGTTGCTATGACCCAAACTATCATAATCCTGTTCAATTTCCAAAACTTTTAAACTGTGGTGGTAGTCCCCTGTACCATCAATTGTATCTAATTGGGCTTTAAGGGAATCTATTATTGCTTTTTTCTTTGGAGTTGGTTTAGAAGCCATGTATAAAAGCCATCTTTCTTATTATTCTTTCTATTTCATCATCAACAACATCAGCAGCATCTTTGTTAACTACATCGTTTAAAGCAGGTCGCATATATGAACGAGGCGGTATATCAACGTGTGATGCAGAAACATTTTGTCCATTCCAAAGGGTAAAGTGCATTTTATCACCTATTGCGTCTATCCCCCCAAACTCTGCTTCAGGGTGTTTATCAGACCTGCCAGCCTCATGTGTTGAGGCATAGGGGGTTATGTCGTCATCTTTTACCCCAAACATTGCTCTAAAACGGGTTCCAGTTGAAGTTGTGTTAATTTCTTCTACATGGGATGGGTGGGTTTCGTTTAAAACTGCATTAGCAAGGTTACCGCTCCTTATAGTTAATTTCTCACTATCGGGAGCACCACCACCTTTTATCATATAATCGTTTACTGCCTTACGCTGTACTCTCTCAACTATATTCTTTAAAGCCCTAGTTCTTATCGCTAACTGGGCTTCTTTACGCAATCTTCTAACTTCATTCATAGCCTGATCCATATTGTGTCGGGCTATAAATTTGAATGGTGTGGTTGCGTGTATATTAAATTGAAACATATTCTATCTCAACCCGTCTATCGTCTTTATAGTTATCTACAACTTTTGCAACAGCATCAGATACAATGGACTCTGTATATTCTATTTGACCATTTCTATCATATTCCGAAGCTTTATTTTGTTTATTGTCCCCACGATACTTATTTTCGTCTAAAAGAGCAGAACCTAATTTACCAACAGCATCTTGAATATCATCGGGTATAGTTTCATAGCCTGCATTATAGGTAATCTCAATATTCCAATCACCCAATCTAAAATACTCTGCTGTGTTTACTATAACACCGTCTTCTTGTATTTTAATGTCGTCGGTCTTATAACCTGTAATATCATCTATTGAGTTAATGGGATAATGTTCCAAAACTAAAAAATCACAACCCATTCCTGAATATTTTTCAGTATAATCACTGGCTTCTATGGGTCTATCTATCATATCTAAAATTATATCTTCTGAAGCTGCTTTTAAAGTGGTGTAATAATCAATTACATCTTGGTCTGTAACATCAGGTTCATTGAGATATTTCTTTATAAATTTATCAATATCAAGCAACATTATAATACCTTAAATTCAAATCCTGTATTTTTATTCATAGAAGCCAATGTATTTGTTGTGTCTAGCGATATAGCAGTCTGACCATAATTTGTGTTTTCAAGACCTTTTCGATATTCCATAAACTCAATTCCAGTCTCTTCTCTTATACTAGGGTTTTGTGCCAAAAAATGTGCTGCTAGGTAAGTCTCTATTTCAGTTAAAAGGCTTTCTGATAAATCAAAATCGGATAGTTTGTTTGTAACTAAAGCATTGGCTGCACCAATAGCAACGGATATATAAGGGTCTTCCGTTGGTATAAGATTTGCCACTTTTTGTGAATTAGTACGCATTTACTCTTCCTTATCTGTGCCATAAATTAATTGATATAACTCTTCAGCACGTTCCGCTTCATCATAGCCAAGCACTTTTGCACCATTTGATATAAAGTGCCAACTTGACTTATCTGAATATTTATAAGGGAATTCAATGTCTTTGGGGAGTTTTTTAAAGCGTGGGTCTAAACTTGAGGGTTCAAAATCAATAGGAAAGCCGTCGTCATTTAGTTCTTCACCCTCAACAAGCAGTTCATCAATCCTTTTTTGACGCTTTTCTTCATCAGATAAAGGTTTGTCATTACCTGATTTTTCTATTATTTCAAATCTTTCAGGGTGGTTGTCGTATGTATGTCGGTCTATCTCTAACCTATCCCCTACTCTTTTATATTCCTCTCCGTCCCAATGCGTACCGCTCTTTAACTTTACAGTTAGCATAAGTTCTCCTTATTCTGGGTAAAGTAGGGGGTGGATTACACCCCCATATTTATATTAATAGACTTATCCGTTGTAATATGCAATACCCAAATCACTGCCAGGACCGCTTGTTACCTTTGGTACTTGAGCAGAAAACAGTTTATAGTGTTCAACCATTCCACCGTTTGTTTCCCAACTAATGGGTTGAAGGTCAACTGCTCTTTCAACTGTCATAACTTCAGGCGACATATACATAAGCATTACATAGTTAGTAGAAACGCCGTCGTCGTTTTCATCAGGAAGGTCAGGGCAAACAACAATATCATCAATACCAGTAATACTAAGGACTCTTTCTCTGATTGTCTGTCCATAATAATCAGTAAAGTTCTTTTCGAATGTAGAGGAAAATCTGGAAGGAATAAAAAGAGCATACGGTCCAGACTCAGGAAAATCAAGGTCTACTAGAACCTGTTTCATTGTTAAAACATCGTCCATAATATGTTCTGATTCGCCAGTATCAGCCCAATCGTCGGTAAGTGAGCCAGTATTAATATCAGTATGATTAGTAGCACCGCTAATACCATAGCCATTCAGTGTAATATCTGAACCATTAAGATTCATATCTTCAACTGTCTCGGCTATTTTTCTAGTATATTGGAAAATCATTTCACGGGGTATATCGAACATCTGTTCGCCTTCGTTAACCTGTGAAAGTCTCCAGGGGATAAAGAAATCCTTGTGAATTACAGGCAAAGGTAATGCGTTCATAGACCAATCAGGTCTTTCATTATCAGTTGCCTCATCACCCATTATTGATACTGTGGGGTCTTTATCAAGTTCTGCAACTTCATACCATTTGATTAACACATCGGCAAGTGTCCTGCTGTCATTTACCATCCCATAATTTTCTAATGTGTTGGTAAAAGTAAGAGCAGGTTTTTTCGCTCTTTTTACAATATTATCAATTGTTTCCCAAGCCTCATCGGGTAAAGCCTCATTAGTTCGCAAAGAATTAATATCATAACTATTTTCTTTAAGTTTATTGAAAATAGCACGGTTCTTTTGACCCTGATGAAGCATATTGAGAGTTGATACAAGTTTATTCATTTTTAGCTCCATGTTTATAATTAAAGTACATATGCTTCAATACGAGTAACTGCATCGCCATCATTATTATCAATTGCTTCAGCAGCTTCGAGAATTGGATTATTAGAACCCGCACCCGAAAAAGTTCCAGCTGTTCCTGAGGAACCATAGTAATAAAGGGCGTCGCCCTTGCTTACATTGTTGCCAGAAACATTAGAATTATCTAACCATACAGAAACCTTGTCGCCCTTACGGGGTCTCACGGCTTGTGCAGAATCACCAGAATCTATCTTACCGTCAGCATCTCCATAGGTATCATTTGCATTTTTATCAAAATGACCTTCACTGGTGAGCAAAAGCAAACGATGGTCAGAATCATCAGAAGCGATTGCAGCAAATTCATCACTACCATCTCTATATACAGCAGCAGAAACATTGGTATCAGCAGCAAGTTCGGTGGTTTCAAGGTTTCCCCTTAAATCACCCTGCAATAGTGTTTTTGTACTCATGTTTTACTCCTTATCTTTGTTAAATGGGATGCGTTTATAATTTTTCCCATCTGAATTTCCGTTATTACCTAAATAATTATTTCCCTTTTTGTCTTTCTTGGTAAGTTTGTTTTTTACACTTTTTAGTGTATCAAAACCCATTCCAGAAACTTCATCTTTGCTAAAATCAAAATCCTCAACTAATTCATCTCTCATCTCTTGGATTTCTTTTTCTTCCTGTTCCTGTCTTTCCTTAAATTCACCAATGAGTTCTTCAATCTTTTCAACACCAAAAGCATCGTTAAAATCAAGCAGTTTCTTTACGGTATCAACACCTGTATCGTTAATACGCTGTGTGAAAGCCTTGCAATCTTCTACTGTATCGCAATCTTGAAAAACCTTCTTATCTTTTCCTTCTTTCGTTTTACTCATATCTTGTTCCTTATTTTTATTGAACAATTCATTAATTCTGTCTAAAATAGTTTTGTTGTTAACGTTCTCTTTGTTGTCATTCTCCCATTCAAGACCTAGTTCGTTATAGTGTCTTTTTAAATGATTATATGCAGCATCTGTCTCTTTGGTATCACCTCTCTCAAGAAAAGACCTTGCAGATTTTACGCCGTCTTCAGAAACTACTAACTCTCCGTCTATAACTGTATGGTGTGGGTAATGCAATCTTTGTGAGGGTGCTTCTTCCCAGTTATCATCTCTTATCAGATACATTTCTTCTGTCAGTGATTTATAATTATTAGCCTTTAAAATAGTGTTTCTATCCTTTACATGATCTATGTTTCCCCAAGAACCTTCATGTGTTTCATCACTAGAATTATCCATCTCTATTTTATCTCCTGTGCCTATATCATCTTGGCTTATATTTTCTTGGCTTTTAAAGCCCCTAATCATCATTTTCATATTTCTATCCTCTCCACTATTAGTTCGATTACAACCACATCCATCCTCAATAGAACAGGCACCTATATCTTCTTCATCACCCAAAACAGCAAAATGATCAGGCTTTATATTATAGTCAATTTCAAAATAAGGCTCTCCATCAAATTCACCTGCAACAAATTCATAATCATTAGTCCAATAACCAACTGAACCCTCTTCCATTTCCCCGCTCTTTAATTTTTCTAAAGTGTCGGGATTAAACTTTTTCAGTCTTTCTTCATCAATCCAGGTTTCCCACTGCAAACCGTCTTCACCAAACTCAGCATTTAAAATTGTACCAATATAGAAATCATTAAAAATGTCTCTATTATAAACAGCAGTAGGAAAGCCAATTGCATCAACAGGATGGTTATAATAAACTGGCTGTGAGTTCCACATTACCGTTGAGTCTTTAAGGGTATCACTTTTTAACAATACACCGTTAAAAACCCCCTCTATAATAGGGACGGTGGGTACTACTAAGTGCTTTCTTCCCGCTAAATTTTCGCTCCGGGTGTGCCGTGAAAGTTTAATTTTTAATTTTGCCATTTTAAAATCTCCGTACTATAATTTAAGCATTATTAGTGGCTTTGTCAAGTTTACCTGAAAAATTACTTTAATATAAAAACAAAAAAATATTGTTTTTTATATGTTTATAAAATAAATTTTTATTTTAAATAACCGTTAATATTTAATCATTTTACTAAAATTGTTGGTAAATTGTGATAAATAACTAGTTACTGAAATAGGATCGGAATCTACTTTTTGACCAAGTTTCATTATCTTTTTGTACGCTTTAGGATTGTTTTCCTTCATATCCTCAATGACGCTTTCTGCTATCGCACTATAACCACCTTCAAAGCCAATAATTTTTCTAGCCTCTTCATTACTTAACAAATCACCAAGAAGTTCAGATTTACCTATTGACTCAATAGCATTGCCAAGACTTTCTGATATATCTGCTTTTTCTTTTGGTGATAGTTCATATAGTGGCTTCCAGTTCCATTCATAGCTATAAGAGTCATCAATAATACCATAATACTCAAATCTATCTAATAAAGCGTCTAATATTTCTCTTTCTGCAAACTTTTTCCTTCTTACCTGCATTGAGTCAAAAAATGTAAAAATGTCCATAGAGGAAGTAATTTCGCCTCTTTCAGAACCTAATAAAAACTTTCTAGGGTAACCTGTTGTTGCGCAAATAGTGTTAATAACAACATCAAAAGCACCTTTGGGATCAGTCATATCAGTTTCTATCTTTTTTACATCAACGCCCCTAGTACGCATATAATTTCTAAAACCATGTATTAGTTCATCAACTTGTTCTTGAAAATTGTCTTTTTCATCATCGGTTAAAGAAACATTTTGGTCTAAATCAAAAAGTATTTTGTCAGTAACCATTCTAAAATATGCTTCGCCAGAACTACCCACTATTTTTTCTAAATCAACCAGCCTATTAAAAACATTTTGTAATCTTGGGGTTCCTTCTATCTCATTTTCGTCTTTTTCTTCTGCTACATGAATTAATCTAGTCCAGTGTACATTATTTGTATTTCCTTTTCTTTCATTTAGTCCTGCACCTGTTGTAATAGAATACATTTTGGGTAAACCATATCTTGGGTTTTTATCGTCATTTTCCCATTCGCTAATCTCTACATGGTCTTGATTGTAAGGTCTAAAATATAAAATGTCATCAAAACTATTTAAACTATCTTGCCTTACAGGTTTACTTAGTTCGTTAGAATCGCCTACACCTATCAACAAAACACCATATTTTCCTATACCCGATATACGGTCTACTCTTTCACATCTGTTAAATAGCTGTTTCTTTTTTGCCATTCTCTCAAAATTTTCATTTACAGGGTTTAGTCTTGGGTGGCTTCTCCAAGTATATTCAGCAGGTATCTTGATTAGTTTCGAGCCTAAACCGCCTCTTTTATATATCCTGTAATAATCTCTAAACTTTAACTGACCAAAAGGCTTATATTTTAGAGTAGTCCAAATTTGTTCATTGCCAAAATATTCATCATATATGTCATAAAATAATTGTCTTACGTTCCTAAAATCACTCATAATATCTCCTATTTACCATAATGCGCTTCTCATTTTTGAATGTCTTAAAATTGCCTGAGAAATTGCATCGCTTAAATCATCATGTCCAGCAGGAAACTTTAAAAGCCCCTGTTTTCTATCTCTTAGCATTTTCTCCTTTAAAGCAATATTAACATATATCTTACCAGTCGCTGCCTTATCAGAAGCCATATTAGCCCTTGCTATGGAATCACCTTTGTTTGGTACATCGGTTACTAACCTAACAGGTATATTCTCATGTTTTAAGTCATCGTGCATTGCCCGACCGTTTGCCTTGTTTTCAAAAAAATGGGTTCCTGCATTTTCCATCTCTCTTATATACTGTTTAACCTCTGGTGTTTCTTTCCAAAACCAACCCAAATCATACATAAATATATTTTCACCTAATCGACCTGAAGTTACATAAGCCGATGCTGATTGTTGGGTCTTTTTAGTATAAGCGGTATCCCAATCAGTACCATAATCAGCAAGTTTATATATGCTAGGTAATTCATCTGGCTGAACCCAATTAAAATTATCTTTCCAAATATTACCTGAATTAGAGCCTGGTTGCTGTCCATATTGAGTAGAATATAAAACGGGGGATTTCTCTTTAATAGGTTTCAAAAAATTCCAATCCATCCGCTTTTTATTCATCAACTGGTCTTCATATTTCTCTTTTAAACTTTCTGGCTTGGGAGTAAAATCACTTATTTCAGCAGGTATTTTTATATGTTTTACATTTGGAAACTCGTCTAACATAACATCGGTTGGGTCGCCAACATGGAGTCTTTGACCTACCATAATGATTGGAGTTCCTAAACGGCTTGTTTTCCTACCGCTTATTGTTTCGGTAAGATACTTCTTTGCTTTCTCTCTGGCTGCCCTAGAATAGGCATCTTCTACATCAATAAGGTCATCAAGAGTAATTATATCTCCATGTGAACCTAGTGTCTGTCCACCAACTGAAGTTGCCATTGCCTCACCATTCTGAATATTCCGAAATCTTTTATTTCGGTTCATCTTTTTGTCAAATTCAATTTCACCAAAATAATTTTTATATTTATTAGAGTTTATTATTTTTTTGGCTTTTATTAAAAAGTCTTCAGAAAGGTCTCCAGAATAAGATGCAGCAATATATTTTACTGATCGATTCCTAGACCACATATAAGGCAACAACATTTTGCTTACAACAGTTGACTTTGTTGAGCCTGGACTTATGTTAATACATAAATCATATAATTTTGGTTCTCTATTTACTACCCTATCAACAACTTTTTGAATTTCATCACACATATATTTTATGTGCCAATTGGGTATAAATTCCCCATCTTCAATCACATTCCAAAACTCCTGTACAAAAGTATAATATTCTTTTTTTGCAAGGCTTGAGGAAACTTGTACAGGGTCTAATGCAAGCGAACTATAACTCATCGCCTATCTTTCTTTTTCTTAGAAGGTGATTGTCTTTTAGTGGGTTCAGCATCAGGGTCATAAATAGGTAAACCGTCTTTTAATTTGTGTCCATCATATTCTAATTCCTCATAATCTACTGTTTCAGCCTCTTCTAAATCATCTAAATCTATACCCTTATTCTCTTGCATATCTTTTTGTATCATCTTTAATGTTTTGGGGCTAAGAGCGTCTAAAGGTATCTTAGGTTGTCTATTATCCTCTATTGTGTGCCTGTGTTCCTGTGGTGCTTCACTCTTTCCTGCATAGGCTTTTAAGGCAAATATAGTTGATATTTCTTTGTTATCCCTTACATTCTGTAACAAACTTTCTTCAGCAGCATCGGCTATTAATTGATTGTTTGCTCTCTTTATTGCTTTTGCAGCCTTTGAAAATTGTGGGTCTTTATCAGGATTGGCATAAATTAAATTGTACATTGTGTGATAAGACACATTTGCCATTTCAGCTGCCTTCCTTAAATGACCTTCTGACTTCATTAAACAGTTTAAAAATAATTTCTTAGTGGGTTTATCCGTAGGTTTGCCTTTAGTCATTAAAGTAATCCTTGATACTCTCTAATTTTGTTTCTTTATATATGCTTTTACCGTATTTCTTTTCTATTTTAAACATTATTTCTAAATCAACAGCACTCCAAGGCATTTTGCATCTATTGCATATCCTAAAGTGATGTTCTTTATAACCAATGTCAGTGGCTATTGGGTAACCACAATCTAAACATTTTTTAGGTTTTTTGTTTGCCATAGAGCAAAGAGAAGGATTTGAACCTCCGGCTAACTGGTTAACAGCCAGTTGCTCTCCCGCTGAGCTATCTTTGCCAAATATTGTTCATTTAACGCCTATTTAAGAAATATTTATCGAATATACCATTAGTAATTTAACGATTTTTTTTGAATTTGTCAAGTTTTACTTAAAATAATTGCATTTGATTGGTGTGTTTCTTAATTCTTTTACACGCTTTTTCAAAGTAATCCTCATCTAACTCATAACCCACAAGGTCGAAGCCCATATCCCAGCAGGCAATAGCAATGCTACCGGAACCTAAGTGTGTATCTAGGATGGTGTCACCTTCTTCTGCATAGTTTTTTAATAGCCATTTGTATAGTTTTACTGGTTTTTGGCAGGGGTGAATTTGCTCCCCCTCTACCTTCTCCCTATAAAAGCCAGCTTGCCAATTAATTTTTACATAATCCACCTTTTTTTGAAAAGATAAAGAGGCTATCTCACATTGAGAAAATGTCGGATTAATATTTCCTTTATGCCAAACTAATGCGCCATTACCATTATTAAAACAATTATAATAGTTTGCCCCCCATATTATATGATTTTTAACCTTTTCATCTAAAATATTGAAATATTTCTTACTTGGTATATCTTCATTCCAATTCACGGTGTTGTTTAAATTATTTTTTATTCGGTTTATATTCCCATTTTTGTCTTTATACACACTTGTACCAGTAGTCCAGTCTCCTATTCCATAGGGCGGATCAACAATAGCCAAATCAAACTGGTTTTCCTCCATCGCCTCTAACGCTGGCATACAATCTTGGTTATATAATTTTATATCCGCTCTGCCTGTAATACTAAAAAC